GAGGACTGCTACGGGCAAGCCTGCTGGCTGTTCATGCAAGCCACCACAGAGTACAAACCGGGTGGGGTCAAGTTCAGCACCTTCCTCTACACCTATGTCCGAAACGGGTTGGGAAACTGGACGTGGGGGATGAGGAACGATACTCCTCCCGACCCCGAGCACTTCCCCGAGCAGGTCACGATGCTGACCCCCGACAGGCAACTGATGTTCAAGGACTGGCTCGCCAACCTGTCCGAGGAGTGCCGGGAGGTGGCATTGATAATCCTAAACGGCCCGGCCGAGGTGCTGGAGCTCGGGGCTGGCGGGTGCCGGAAGATCACGGCGGGAATGATCAAGGCCTACCTACGCGGACGAGGCTGGACGTATCCCCGGATCTGGGAGACGATGCGGGAGTTAAAAACGGCGGTACACTCCCTTTGATAGAATGAATGGTAAACAGTATAATATTCAAGGAGACAAATGAACAAATTATTAAGAAAAATCATCTGCAAGAAGCCCTTTGATGACCGAGACATTGCAGATGCCTTGTTTCAAATCTGTGACGACACCCACGACAGTTGCAACTGCAACTGTCCTGTGTATGAACTCAACAACGGTTGTGTTAAAACAGATAAACCCTTTGAAAGTAATCAAGGCTGCGATTGTTTCAAAAATGGAAGAAATATGCTAAAGTTTCTACGCGAAAACTAAGAAGGAGGACCAATGAATGACCTCAAAAACAACCCTATACCTGCTATCATGGCTCGCCTGTCTGACGCTCAACGCGAGCGGCTCCGGATCACCGGTGAACTCTGCAACCTCAACGCAGACATGGAACGCCTCCGCCACACACCACTCCGCACGCTTGACCAAGCCGGGGAAGTGGCTCCACCGGCACGCAAGGAGGATTAAAATGGACGTCACAAAAAAATACAGCGACATGGAGATCGTAGCCGCCACCATCTGCGCCGAGGCAGGAGGCGAGCCGTATGCCGGGAAGGTTGCGGTCGGGGACGTGATTGCCACCCGCGCCATAAAGTCCAATACATCCCTCCGCACCGTGTGCCTGGCATCCAAGCAGTTCTCGTGCTGGAACAATCGTGGGACGATGGAACTACGGATGCAGACCATGCGGAAGCATCCGGCCTGGGACGAGTGTGTGACCATCGCTCACAAGATCAGCGAGCCGGGATACAAGCCAGCCAGTCCCGCCACGCATTACGCAAACCTTGCCCTGTGTTCCCCTGCGTGGGCTGCTGCTATGAAACGAATAGCTGTCGTTGGTCGTCATACTTTCTTCGTGGACAAAACATGAAAACTGTAGACATGCTTGGCGCGGACAAACTCATCATCAAGTTCGATTACGACCCCAAGACGGTGGCGCAAGTTCGCTGCCTACCCCAGGGGCGGCGATGGGTGCCGGAGTTCAAGGCGTGGCTCTGCCCGGTCGGCGTCGAGGCACTCTCACTGCTGAAGGGATATGGATTCGAGATCCTCCCCGCCGCCGTCAGGTGGGAGCAGGAGTGGCTCAAGCCCGCCAAGCCAGCCAAGCCTGCCGTCCGCGCCATCAGTGACATCCCCGGCCTCAAGCGTCCACTTTACCCATTCCAAGCA